CGTCAAAGGTGTTCCCTTTGTTTCGGTTAAATTCCGACAACGCCTTCACCTCGCGGCAAATAGAACAGCGCTTCAACGATAATGACCCTGTATCATCCAGCCTTCGCTTTCTAGCGTGCAGCAGCATGTGATAAGCATGATCTTGGCAGATGACCAAATTCGATGGCGTATTGTTGCTTTTGTTCTCGTCCCAATGATGAGGAACAGCGCCGGGAGGCAAAGGATGACCAAGTGCCTTCTCAACGATGGAACGGTGTTCGGGCATTGTGGTTTTAGGGGCCACCCACAATTCTACGTAGCCATCCTGTTTTGTGTGCCTTCCGGCTTTCCAATGCGGCCAATCGGGTCCATGTTTCATCGCTTCGTAGTAACAGCGACTACTGCAATAGCGGCCAGCTTCACGGCACCGCTTAAACTGTTTTCCGCAAACTTCACATACAAACTCTCGCCATGGCATACTCCACCAAACAACCAACTCTCTCACCGCAAGCTTCGAGGAAGTTGTGACGCGACCATTGAAGCCATTGGTGAGAGAGTCGGAAAGTTGATTCAGCCGCGTCACACCGCCATTAAATTGATAGCGTGGCAGCATGTCAACTCTGGTTCTCCTGTAGTACGCAGAGCGGTTTCGCGAACTTGGGCATGGGCACCAGCGACGACATGAACGACGCGCCGAAGAACCTCGCGTGGCCTTGAATCAGGAGGCGGAACTGGATACGCCTGCCATCGGTAAGCGGGCGGTCGTTGATTTCGTCGCACAAGCTCTCGGGCTTGCCAAAGCCGATGGGATCGCGGATTTGCGGCGGGACGTTGGTGATGCGGGCGCAGCCGGTGAGCGGGTCGGCTTCGCAAGAGGCGCGTTCGGCGCAGAGCGAAAAGCGTGTCCATTGGTTCCAGCACGGGTATTCGTCGGCACGCCAATACACCGTCACGTCAACGCGTCCGCGCACGTCGTAGAAGTAGCCTTCACCGTCTTCGAGGCGGTTGATGAAGTGGCGCGGGTCAGTGTTGTGGAAGTCAAGCGCTGCGGTCTCCAGCGACCAAATGAGTGGCGTCTGGTCGTTGTCCTCGATGACATCGGTTTCGCTCTTGAGCACTTCCCACAGTTCGATTTCCTGTGCGGCATTTAAGACGAAGGCGAAGCAGCGCTCGACGCCGTTGAACATGCCTTTGACGAACTGGAGGACGCTGATGCCGGTGTCAACACTCTCCCACACGGTTGGCGCTTTGCCGCGCAGGCTGCTAATGAGGTCGAAATTGAGCGCGACCCAGCCGCGATGCAGGACGCCGTGCTGAGTGAACACAGGCGAGACGGTCATTAGCAAGCGGTTGTCGAACACGACGGCACTGGAGTACTGGAGCAATGCCGGGTCGTCCTTGTCGAGCACGTTGGATACTTCGCGGCTCATGGGCACGTTGCCCCAGGTGGCGAAGTCGCGTCGGCCAAGGATGAGCGACCAGATGCCGACGGTGCCGCGATACCAGAGGTCGCCCTTCGCGACCACGGTGCTGTATTGGGATAGGCCACCGCTTTCGACCTGCGACACGGTCAGGATGGGGTTGGTGACGGTCGCCCAGTCGGCGGTCACGGTGGGCGCGTTGCAGGAGAAGACGATTTCAGGCGTGAGGATTTGCACTGGGCCTTGACCAAGGGACGCGTCGAGGGTGGGCACGCCGCGAATGGCGGTGATTTCGCCCACGTTACCGGGGACGTAAAAGACCTTGTTCGAGGCGAGGTAGGTATTTTCGGTGACGTGCAGGACGGCGTCGCGAAACTGGTATGCTGCTGTACCGCTCGCACCGCCAACGGCATCGCCAGCGATGAAGGTGCGCCCATCGGGACCGGCCTGCCACACGCGCCCAAGCCAGTAGGTGCCCATGCGAGCGATGGGAAGCTCGGGGTTTGCGCCGACGAGCACGGAGCGTCTCGTGGAGGCTCCATCAAAAAATAGTGGGACGGACTGCCCATCATTTATGATTAACCACTTCTCCGCTTGCCAAAGCCATGCTTGCGTTCGAGATGCCGGATTAACGTCCCAAAATTGAAGCACTTCTCCAACCGCAACAAGGGGTCCGGGGTCGTCAATGTTCTCGACCGTGAGAACGGTATCACTATCAACGCTGACGATTAGATAATTGTGCGTGCCGATCTTGATTTCATAGTTAGCAGCGAGATTGACCGTGGACAAAACGGTAATGGTAACATTAGCGCCAATCGCGGGGACGGCGAATCCCACTTGAACAATCGTATTATGGGCGGCTGTAACTTCACGCACAGACGCACTCTTGGCGGCAATGCTGAATTGAAATAACCGTCCCCCTATAGAGGCAACAATAGAGCCAACGCCAGAATCCGCTCGGTAGTAGGACGCCCCTTGAAACCTTCCGGCTCGCTGGCGATTTCGCAAAACAGCATCACCGCCCCAGTCAAGAATTAATCGACGATTTGGGGCGCGTGGTGAAGCGTACCCGCCGCGCACCGAAATATTCGTAGCATAGGCAAGTTGATCGCGAGGAAGCTGGCTGGGCAAAAGCCCGCTGTTCATTCCAGAAGGAAACGCTCCAACGGAATCATAAAGCCAGGTTTTATCAGCCATGCTGTCCACTTATCCGCTGTTTCGGAGGCTCTGTAAAGGCGCGTTCTATGGCCCATCCCGCACTCAACCTCCAGCGGACTGATGCGATGTGAATTTTGAAGTGTTTGGCCAGATCAGCCATACAGCCCTTAACGCCGTTGACCTCAAGAAACACATTGCTGCACTTATTCCTGCTAGATTCGGCCATCGTCGCCCATCGCACATTCAATGCCCACCCGTTTTTCAGGCATTCCTTGCACCTACCGCAACTGTAATTTCCCGCATTATTAGGCCAGCGGTCCAATAAACGATTTTCCGGTCTGTCGCCCATCACCACTAAAAACCCCAGGAACGTGCTCAAGCCCGCGCATCGCGTAATGCCCCGTTCAACGTAATATCCGGCTGCGTTGTGCTTTGGGTTTGTGGCACGCTGAACCATGTTTTCCCACGCGTGGTAAGTGGGTGTGTTGTGGTATCCGTGCTTGATTGGCGGACCGATTCGAGTAGAAGTTTTCTTAGGCATAGCATCGGCTTTCTCTTTGCTGTGTTCAGCGGCGGCGTTGGACCGCATATCCAACGTCGCTGCGAATTGTGAAGGAGCTGGCGTCCCCGTCAAGCGTGAAGGAACACGGCCACAATCTCGCACTCGACAATGGTAATCGTCGTGCCGCCAGATGGGTCCGTGTCAATCGCCACCATCATTTCAATGATGTCGGTCACGCCAGCCGTGGAATACATCACAGGCGGCACAACCAAGTCGATGGCCGTAGATGTTTCAGCGGTGACGACGCGAGTCTTGAACGCAGTGGCAGCGTTAGCCACGTCGCCTGGCGTGTTGTTCTGCCTGTGCAACTTTAGGCTGACGGTGCGCGATGCAGCAAATGTGCTACCCGTGTAATCGACGCGTGCTCGCGCATAGAGCATCCACGCACCTGCGGTTGTCAGCGTTATTTCCTCAGCGCCACTGGTTCCAAACGTGACTTCGGCAAACGCCGCACCAGTAATGACGTGTCCGGTGCCGCTGGCGTACTTAACGACGGCGTTGATAGCGGGCAGTGGAGTGACGGCGGGCTGCCAACCAGATGGGGAAACCTTTTCACCAGCAGAAATCGTATCGCCAGCGTGCGTGTTGCTTTCCCAATCAGGACTGACCACGCTGAAATGGGTGCTGTCGATAATCGCGTCAACGAGAAAGAACAGACCGCCTGGAATGAAGATTGGCTCCCCGTCAGCCATCCAACTTGTGTTTTCCACTTCGACAGTTACGGGTGTCGCACCGTCCGCAGGTGGCACAACGAAGTCGGCAGTGGTGAAGGTGAAGGCGCTGACGCCGTTGGTACCGTTGGTGCCGTCGGTGCCCGGCGGCCCTTCCAAACCCGGTATCGAGACCGTCTCTGGAGTTGGACATACTTGGCAGCAGTCCTGTAATCCGAAGCTCATAAAGTGCCTTTCGTTGGCCCGCCGTTCGGGTATTGCCTACCTTATGCGCCCTCGCGTAGCTTCCGTCAATGGCAACGGCGACCTTCGACCGATATGGGCATACGTGGAAAGCGGGCACGCGAGCCATCGACATTGAGAAATGGTGCATTCGGCAGGGCAAAGACCTGTTCACGCATTACCGGGCGCTGCACTCGCTGTTGTGGGAGGACGAGCACAACAAGTGGAGCGACTTGGCGTTGCGCGAGTTCACGGACTGCGTCGAGTTTCGAAAGCGCGGCATGGTGGGGTTGCTCGGACCGGGCAGCAGCGGCAAGACGTATTACGCGAGCAAGTTCGTCCTGTCGCATTACTACGTTTACCCGGAGGAGACGACGATACTGCTGACGACGACGACGGTGCAGAAATTGGACTTCGGCATATTGGGCGAAGTGAAGAAGCTGCACAAACAGGCCAAGGCGCGGTGGGACGATTTGCCGGGCGTGGCGCTGGACTATAAGCGGTGCATCATCACGGACCGGAGCGAGGACGGCGACACGCGCGACTTCCGCAACGGGATCATCGGGATCGCGTGCTACAAGGGCGAGCATTGGGTGGGCATCGGACCGTTCGTCGGCATCAAGAACAAGTGGGTGTTCCTCGTGGCGGACGAATGCAGCCTCATGCATATTTCGTATTTGCGGGCAACGTCGAACTTGGACAAAAACGAGCGCTTCTTCTTCATCCCAATCGCGAACCCGGTGAACGGGGAGCACTCGCCGATGGGCCAGTCGTGCGAACCGGAACTGGGCTGGGGCAGCGTGCGCGACATCACCAAGACGACGATTTGGCCGACGAAGTACGCGAAAGGCAAGTGCATCAACTTTGTCGGGACAGACTCACCGAACTTCGAGGGCGACGGGCGGCACTACCCGTTCCTGATCGACCAAGAGCGCATTGACAGCACGCTGCGGTTCTACGGGCCGCATAGCGAGGAGTTCAACGCGATGTGCTTGGGCATCATGCGGCCGGGCGAAGACTCGCAGCGAGTCTTGACGAAGCAGCTTTGCACAATTCACAAGGCGTTTGAGAAGGCGACATGGAAAGGCGTGAACCGGACGAAGATTTATAGCGTGGACGCGGCGTACGGAGGCGATAGGTGCGTCGGGGGCTGGATTGAGTTCGGCGACGACGTGGACGGCAAGCAGATTGTGCGCGTCGAGAAGCCGCACGTTATCAAGATTGGCATGAAGCGGGGTGCGGAGCCGGAGGACGAAATTGCCGAGCATGTGCGCGACGAGTGCCTGCGTGAGGGCATTCCGGTCGAGAACGTGTTCTATGACTCGACGGGGCGCGGGACGCTGGGCGCAGCGTTTGCGCGGGTGTTCGGGCATGTAATTCCAGTGCCGGTGGAGTTCGGAGGCAGGCCAAGCGCTAGGCCGGTGCGTCTGGACCTGTTCGTTGTGGATCAGCATACGCAGCAGCGCAGGTTGAAGCGGGCGGACGAGGAATACCAGAAGCGGGTGAGCGAGTTTTGGTTCGCGGTGCGCTGGCTGGTGGAGAGCGAACAGTTGCGCGAGTTGCCGGAGAGCGTCGCCAACGAGTTCTTCATGCGCGAGTTCATCTTTGTTGGCGGCAACAAACGCGACGTGGAGCCGAAGGAGAAGACGAAGCAGCGGATTGGACGTAGCCCGGACGAGGCGGACTGGCTGGCGACGGCCGTGGAAGGGGCGCGGCAACGCGGTTTGCAGATAGCCAAACTGGGCGCTGACAAGTTCATCGAGGGGGGCGGCAAAAGCTGGCTGGAAGAACTCAACGACCGGCACAGGAAGCTCATCGCCAGCATGCGCCTCAAGACTGCGGCTTGACGGAGTGCACCGGGGGGTAGATAAGGGGCACAGTGCCATTACGCAACATTCTGGTCGTGCCCCCTGGCGGCTTTCGCTACACGCAAGCGGCGACGGACCGCACGCCCGCGAAGAACTTCCACACGATGAATGACGCGTGGAGCTTGGCGGTGCAGGTGGCGAACTTCCGGGCGGGCAACGGGCTGGAGCGGGCAACACCCAAGGAAGCGCTGAAGGACATCGACGACGCGCAATGCGAGCGGTTGCACAACGACCCGGCGCACTGCATCGACGCGGATAAAAAAAAAGGCGTTCGAGCAGCGATAGGCCACCTGTCAAGAAGTGTCGGACGTGCGGCGGTCGGCGGTCGCGTGTTGATTGAGTGGCTCGGGGAGGGCGCGAAGCCCGTGGACATCGCCATCGCACAGAAACGCGCCAACGTGTGCCTCGAATGCCCCGAGAACCGCGACGGGCACAGCTTGTTGAGGCTGACGGCGGACGCAGTGCGAGCCATCGCCGAGCAAATGAACGCCAAGGAGCACTTGAAACTGCGCGTTGAGGGCGAGGATCGGTTGCACGCGTGCGCTATCTGTCGCTGCCCGCTGCCGCTCAAGGTGCATGTGCCGCTGAACAACATTTTACAGCACACCGACGAGGCGACGTTGAACGCGTTCCCGCCTTTTTGTTGGATAGCTAAAGAAGGACAAGTTAACATCCAACAATGAAAGAAATCCCGCTGACAAAAAATCAAGTTGCTTTGGTTGACGACGAAGATTTGCCGTTGATCTCAGAATACAAATGGCACACCCATAAATCTAATGGGGGGCTTTACGCTTCAACTAACCCCGGAAGAGCCGGGCAACGGCGATTTGTATTGATGCACCGTTTGATAATGGGCGCACCAAAAGGATTGCAAGTTCATCACGCGGATCACAACGGATTAAACAACCAAAAATCCAATCTCAGCTTGGCGACTAACGCCGAAAACGTGCGACATCAGAAACTATCGTCAAAAAGCACATCTGGCTTCAAAGGAGTTTCTTGGCACAAAGGTATGAAGAAATGGCGCGCTCGAATTCACATTAGTCGCCAAGAAATAGTTTTCGGTTACTTCGACACAGCAGAAGAAGCCGCGAAGCGTTACGATGCTGAAGTTGTCAAACATTTCGGAGAGTTCGCTCTTACCAACGCATCCTTGTGTCTGTACAAACCCCAACAAACTCCATGAGCATACCCCTAATAGTCGCGCTGCCCACGCACGCGGGCGACATCGAACAGGCCGAGACGCTGATGAAGTGGATGGTAGAACTTGGCCCAATGCGCGAGCACAGCCTGTTGGTGGGCGCGGACGCGGGCATCCCGCAGGAGCGCGTGAAGGCGCTTCTGGATGTGGCGCGACCGGCATTCCATAGCGTGCGGGCAATGATTATACAGACAGGCGCGAAGGGCTGGCCACTGGCAGCGAACCTGATGTTTCGGGCGGTGGCGCGGCAGATTTACGAGGGCTACAAGTTGCCGTGGCTGTGGGTGGAGCCGGATTGCGTGCCGCTGCGAGCGGGCTGGCTGGATGATTTGGCGGGCGCGTATCGCCTATGCCCGCGGCCGCTGATGGGGCATGTGATTGACAACCCAGACGCGCCGGAAGGTTTGCCAAAGCGATACGTGAGCGGCATCGCGGTTTATCCGCAGGATTTGTTCGGACTGCTCAGCAAGCGATGGCAGGAAGCGAAGTTCACCGGGCCGACGAGTCCGGTGCGCCGGCCGGGACAGCGCGAGGCACCCGCAGTGGGCGCGTGGGATATGACCTTCGCGGACACGCTGACGCCGCGGGCGCATCACACGCCGCTGATACAGAGCCATTGGGGGACGGCTTACAGCACGCCGCCTGTGTTCAAGACGCTGCGGACGGAGGCGGACCCGGCGAACGTGGTGACGTTGGACTTCATCAAGCGCGAGGCGGCAATCTTCCACCGGGTGAAAGAGACGGAGGACTTTCTGACGATGTGGCGCGTCGGCTTGGAGCACAGGAAGGCGCTGGCGGTAGAGGCGCTGAAGCCAACCGGAGCGAGCGCATACGTGCTGGGCAAGGCGCTGGAAGCGGGGCTGATCGAAGCACCTAAGGCGTTGCCGACGGCAACGGAGCCTGCACCGACGCAGGAAGGCGAAGCGGTCGTGGGCAAGCCCGGCGAGGCGAACCCGAACTTCAAAGGCGGCGACGCAACACTCGCCGAACGCCGCAAATCCGCCGCACAACGCAGCAAGGAATACCAGGAGGAGGCGAAGCGCAAGGCGCAGCAACAAGCCAGCGCGAAACGTGAGCCGATGGCCGTGATATGATAACCGTGACCGAAGACCTGCGGGCCAAAAAGAGGGCTTACAACGAAGCGTACTATCAGCGCACACGCAAGCGCCAATGCGAACAGCGTAAAGAATATTACAAAGCGAACAGGGAGGCCGTCAAAAAACAATCTGCGGCAACCCGACAACGAATGCGCGAAAACGCCGAATTGCGTGTCCGCTACAACGCTAGAGTAAAAGCACGCCTCGACGCTAATGGCGGGATTAAGCGAAGGGCCAATCGGAAGGCACAACAACAGTGGCAAGAGAAGAACGCAGACTGGTTTGCGGAGCGAACAAAAACGTATCACGCAGATTACTACAAAAATAACCGGGAAATGTACTTCCTGTACGACCAAAAGCGAAAGGCGTTAAAGGCGGCTGCGACAATCAACCTGCAAGGAATGAAGGACTTCGTGAAGGCGGTGAAAGCCAAGCCGTCCGCGATTTGTTACTATTGTCAAAAGCGTGTGCCCACTTCTGAAATCCATTTGGATCACATCATCCCGCTTTCTAAAGGCGGCATGCATGCGGTCGAAAATTTGTGCGTGGCTTGTAAACATTGCAATCTTACCAAGTGGGCGAAACCGATGGCAGATTGGGCGCGGGAACACCTCTCACAACAATTGCTAAATTTATGAGCGAACAGACGCCGGCCCAGCACGTCACCGATGTCATCCAGAATTTGAAGCGGGCTGACGAGATACGCGGCGCAAATCGCGTCATCATCCTGAACCTATTCAACGGCAACCCGCCGTACTCGCCCGCGCAGATGGCCGAGAACAAAATCGACGTGAGCTTTTCGTCGAAGTCCGGCACCAACTTGCTGGCAGCAGCTCGCAGGCAATATGAGAATGCGCTATTGAAGCCGGCCAAGTTCTTCCACGTAAGTTTGGAGGATGCGCCACCAGAGCGTGGGCTTGAGTGGGCGAATATCATCACCAAGGAGATCAACAAACGCATGAAGCGTAGCCGCTCGTACTTTCAGACGGTACGAGAGACGGGCGCGGGCGTCATGCTGCATGGCATCGGACCAAAGATGTGGGAGGACCAAGAAAAATGGGAGCCTTATTACGTCGCGCTCGAAAACCTACTGATTCCGACCGATACGCAGTGCAACTTGGACATGCCGCACTTCGCGGGGCGTCGGGAGATGACGTATTACCAACTTTGGAAGAAGACGCTGGGCAAGGGCGAAAACATGGACCCCGGCTGGAACAAGAAAGCGGTGCAAAAGCTGTTGCAGGCAATTAAGAACCAGTTCACTTCGACGCAGAATTGGGATTGGATTGCAACGCCAGAGCGTGCCGCAGAGTTGCTGAAGCAAAACGCGACTCTGTTCGAGAGTGACATCGTGCCGAAGCTGTGCTTTTGGGATTGGTACGAGCAAGATGACAAAACGGGCGAATGGTTCTTGAAGATCGTGCTGGATCAAGATTACGGATCGGCGCAAGGCGCGTTGAGCGACCCGTTAGATTTCATTTACGAGGGCCGAAAGCCGGTGTCAGACACACTCGATAAGATTTTACAGGTGCAGTACGGCGACGGCAATCCGCGCTCGCCATTCTTCTATCATTCAGTGCGCTCGCTGGGATTCCTGCTATTCGACTTGTGCCAAGTAAACGACATGACGTTGTGCAGGTTTGTGCAAAAGGTCCATGAAGACTATATGCTGCTGCTCCGGGTACAAGACCCAGCGGACCGGGCAGCGATTGATAAAATCCACTTCGGCCTGCGCTATGGACTGCTACCGGACGGTGTGAGTTTCGTCAAACGCGAGGAACGCTATCAGATTGACCCGAACCTGACTGAGATGCTGTTCAGCATAATGAAGCAGCACATTGGCGAGAGCGCGTCCACTTACACGCAAGACGTGGACAGCGGCACTGAAAAGGAGAGAACCAAGTTTGAGGTGCAGGCGATTTTAGCGCAGACGAGCGCATTGATGTCCACGCTGCTGACGAACATCTATACGCAAGTTGAGTGGGAATATGCGGAAATCTGTCGTCGATTCTGCTTGAAAGAAACCCGCGACAAAGACGCGAAGTCGTTCCAGAAAGCGTGTGTGGACCAAGGCGTGCCTGAGAAATGGCTGAATAGCGACCGTTGGGAAGTGAAAGCAGAGATGACGCTTGGCGGGGGCAACAAGATGCTCGAAATATCGCAGGCGCAACAGTTGATGAGCGTGCGCCAGTTCATGGACCCTTCGAGTCAGGCAGCAGTGTTACACGATTATGTGCTGGCGCTCACGGACGATCCCGGCAGAGCGAATCGGTACGCGCCTCTCAAGCCTACAAAGATCACGGACACCGTCTTTGAGACGGCGCAGACGTGGGGCACTTTAATGACAGGGCAACCTATGCCTGTGCGTGAAGGCGACTCGCACCGCGAAGTTATCGAAACGCTGCTACGAATGATGGACATGAAGGTGCAGCAGATTGAGCAGAGCGGCGGCGTGGGCATGCCGCAGGACGTGGTCGGGATAACGAATGCCGCAGCTTACGTGACGCAGCACATTGATTTGCTGGAGCAGGACGAGAGCGAGGCGCAGCGCGTGAAACAGTATCGCGATTTCTTGGGCAAGCTGGGTAATCAGGTTAAGGCGTTCGCGCAACGGCAACAAGAAATGGCAGCGCAACAGAACGGGCACCAAGACCCGGAGACGATGGCCAAGGTGGCGTCGATTGCGGCGACCACGCAAGCAAAGGTGCAGGCCAAACAGGTCAGCGACCAGCAGAAGCTCGCACAAAAGGAAGCTGCGTTCCGCCAGAAGCAGGCGCACGAGATGGAAAAGACGCGTGCCGACGTGTTCGTTGCGGGCATGGAGGGCGTGGCGGAGACGGCAGCGCAGCACGCCAAGACGGCAGCCGAAGTGCGCGCCATCGAGCGCAAGGCGGAAGCGGAAGCCAAGGCAGCGGCGAAGAAGGCCAGCGCGACCAAGAACAAGGAGTAATCCCACGGCAGGTGCGGCGTTTTTAAGTCGCCTATTGTACGTACTGTATATACGCGCAGGCGACGATATGGTTCGCTGGGAGGGGTCCGCGTGCTTCGCTGGACAAGCCTCCGCGTGCTTGGCTTCGCCATGCGCTTCGCGCACCGCACGCTACGGCCGGAATTGCTACGATATTCTTGGCCTGCTTCGCTCCGGCGCATTCGGGTCGATGATACGCGATGCGCGGTGCAAGAAGTTCTTCAGTCTTGGCTTCGTGGTGGCGAGCGAGCCGCCCCAAGCAATGGCACCCTGTTGGCGTAGGAGGCGGGTAAGTTGGCCTTCCCGAGCAATGGCTGAGGGAGCGTCAGGCGCGGGTTCGGTGTGCATAATGGAGCACACGCCAAATTCCTTGGTGACGTTCGCGCCTTCGCCAAGGATGTGCTGGGTGAGTCGGCGCGGAAAGTTGGAACTGAAGCCGACGTAATAACCGTCAATGTAGAGCAGCGACAGGACGTAAACGGTGAACACGCGGCACTGTGGGGCGCGAACTGGGCGGGTGTCAAGGTGTAAAGCGCGGCACTTGACACACAGACGGGGCGAGGCGTAGAGTGGGCGGCATGGGCAAAGGTAAACGAGCAAGCACAGTGACGGGTGGCATTAGAGTCGGGTCCGTGATGCTTGCCGTGAGGGCGCACTATGAGGAGACGGCGCGTGTGATGTCGGTGGCAGAGGGATATGCGATGGTGCGGCGAAAAGGGTGCTATCCGTTTGTGATTCCGGTAAAGCAACTGCGGCCTAAATAAGCGACGCTATGAACCAAACGATACCCTGCAAGCGGTGCGGTGGGACGGGCAAGCTGGCTGATCCGCGCGAGGTGGGCATGGGGTTGAGGGCGTATCGTGAGGAGATGGGCGTGTCGCTGCGGGCAGTGGCGCGGGCACTGGGAAAGTCGGCGACCCATGTGAGCAACCTGGAGCGGGGCAGGCAACGGTGGACCGAGGTGGTGGTGGAAGCTTACAAGGCGGCGGTTAACGAGGCGGCGGCGTCGCGAGGCGCGTCGCGAAAGGAGAGCGAGCAATGAACGACATGATGTTGAAAGGCGACGACGCTGCTGTGCTGCGGCAGGCGAGCCTCTTTCGCAAAATGCGAGCGTTGACGCGGGCGATGCGTAAGGGGACGGGGTGGCGACTGGGCTGCGAGGAAATTCGGCATGGCGATCAGTGCCCACTGACATTTGTGGGAGGATATTTGGGGTCGTCGGGCAATAGAGCTATAGCGGCAGCAACGCAGATGGGCCTGGGGTATTTGGCAACGCCTATAATGTGTGCAGCCGATTCGCAAGAAAGCTTTTCAGACTCCATTTACCCGTGGAAGCACCGTCGATTACGCCGCATCCTGCTTCGCGCTGCGGGGTTGAAGGAGGCCGCGTGAGCGACGAAGCCATCATCCACGCACCACAACCCACGCCAACCGAGCTTGCGTTGATTGCAGCGCCGTTGCTGTCCAGCGAAACGGAGTGGACGGAGAAATCCTACAAGCGCGCCGTTGGGGTTGCCCACGCGCTCTGGTGCGAAGCGCACCGATTCTGCGAGGCCCAGGCGGGTCGCAGCGCCGCGGGCAAGGAAGGATCGCCATGACCACCTGCCAATTCATCCTGTTCGACGCGGCGAAGCGCGACGGCGGCTGGCCGCGCTGCGGGCGACCTGCTACACATACTTGGACGCCACGCCCGTTGCCTTGGCACAAGCCCGAGGCGATGCCTGTGTGTCGCGAGCACGGCGAAGGGCTGGCGGGCAATTGGCGCGATGAACTGAAGGAGACGGCATGAGCAAACAGCTTTACTGGTGGTGCAAGTGCGGAGCGCATAACTTCGCTCCCGCCGACCAATCGCCGGACAACAGAGTGACCTGCGCCGAATGCGCCAGTGAATTTGAATGGTCGCAAGCCATGAGAATCCCTTCGCCAAAAGCGCCTTCGCCGACACCCGCCAAGCCATGCCCATGAGCACGCCACACACGACCGCCTCGGAGCGCGGGCGCTCCAACCCGCTCCTCGAAACGTTCCGCACAGGCACCAGCAGTCCAGCCTACACCCGCCATCGCAACGCGACTACCGACGCGCTCGCACTCATTGACGCCGCCCTAGCCGGAGCACCGCCGTGCTCCGATGAGTCCGCCACGTCGTCCGACGAAACCGTAGAATGCGCGTCATGCGGCAAGCGCACAACGACACTCGAAGCCGACCTCCGCCATTTCAACCGAGGCCGATGCGGTAAGTGCGGCGGCCCGCTGTTCCCCATTGAGCACGCCTGTGTCAGCGTGCCCCCACCGCCCGCAACGCCCTCCCGTCCCGTGCCGCCCGACCCATGAACCGCACCCATTACAAGAACGTTGAAGCGCTCATCAACCGCACATGCGGAAAGACATTCAAAGCATACTGGCGCGAGATGCGACGACACGAAGCGACGTTGCGCCGAATTTACGCCAAAGACAAGACGCACAAGTGCGTACCAGAAGAAGTTGGCAGCGTGAACCGCGTCCACCCATTAAGGATTAAGTTGGTGACCTTTTATCGCTGTGCCATTTGCATGAAAGATTTACCCCACCCCCACGCCCCGTCTGGAACGCGCCTGCGTTCCGATGCGCCCGTCCCTTGACGCCTCCCTCTGACATGCCTGCCGCGAAGCTGTGCGCCACGCCGCAATGCGGTCGCCCTGTGAGGGCCAAGGGACTGTGCGGCGCGTGTTACCAACGCCAACATTACGCCACCCATCCCGAGGCCCGCCTTAAAAAGCTCGCCGCTAACGCCCACTGGCGGGCCACCGGCGACAATTACCAACGCGTTCTTGACTCCAACCGCAACAGCTATCACAAACGCCAAACCAATAAACGGCTTCGCGGCCGCGCTGCTGCCCGCACCTTTAGCCGTACCGCCCGCTTGGGCTTCGACCGCGAAATCGCCCATCACCTCGCCAAAGGCCGCTCCCCTGCCTCCATCGCCGTCCGCACCAACCTCCGCGTCTCCGTCGTCCAAGCCGCTATTGACCGTATCGCGGCCCAGAACGTCGCCGCTCCGCCCGCCCCATGAAACGCAAGCCCCGCCGCAAGCCAGCCTATCCTATAGTACGTACACCGCACCGCTCGACGTTGCCCTCATCGCCCAGCGCACCGACCCGTGGCTAAAACTCGTCCGCCGCACCCGCTTCCCCAGACGCCGCCCCAGCTAAAGCCGGAGTCCCAACGCGACGCATCTCGCCCACCTGCGCCCATGCCACCCGGACGGTGCGGGGACGGTCGCGCGGACAAAGCAACCTAGGCTCTCTTTTTTGCCGCCTGCCCGGCGCTGGGCGGGTCGCAGCGTGCGCCTGCCATAGCGGAGAACGTCGATGCGGCGCGAGCCGCAATCGGCGGGCGAAGCGGTACAAGTACACGGGCATAAAAAACCCGGCGCGCGTGAACGGGCCGGGCGTGATGGTAGCGGTGAGGGTTAGGCGAGGGCGGCGCGCAGTTGCCGCACAAGGCGAGTCTGGTCGGCGTTGGGTATGTGGCCTAGCAGATTGTCGTAGGTGCGCGAGAACGCTAACACCGCTTCACAAGCGGCGCGCGTCGCGTCTAGTTTCGCGGTGAGCGCGGATAGTTCGGCGCGCAGGGCGTCGCGTTCAGCTCGCGCCTGCAAATCGTGTTCGCACAGGAGCAACTCTATTTGCTCAACCGGCGACGATTCAGGATACAGCTCATTGAGCGCAGCGACCAGGTTCGGTCCAATCTCTATTAACGTCGCGTTCATTGTCCGCCTCCAGTCTGCGTAGCGCGCGCAATGGCCTGCTCCGCGATTTGATTGACGCTGGCCCGGAGCGCGTGCGAGCCGTCAGCACTTGCGAGCACCAGGCGCAACGCCGCGATCAGGTCCGCGCAATGCGGGCAACCGTGAGCGCGTTTCACTGGCGTTGTGCCTTCGACGTTGCGTTTCCATATTGAGAGGTTGCTGGTGTGACAACCGATGGACGCTGCGACCGCTTTGTAACTCTCGCCGTTTCGCAATCGCGCCACGGCTTCACGTTTCACTTCGTCGCTGTAGCGAATCGAATGAACGTCCGTATTGTGTGGGTTCATATAATGAAGGAAGCCGCCGACCCGCGCGGTCAAAGTTCACGGAGCGGGCGCTCAGTGAGGCGCACAGATCAGCGGCAAATTTTGCGTGACGGTTCATCGAACTTTGACCTTCGACGCCCACAGACTACACTATCACGCGCTCTTGTCAACTGCGTTACTAGACGCGACTGCCGGCGCTATCGGCGCGACACTCTGCGACCCGCGAACCTTGCGAACTGCGTTGCGCGCCTCGACTGGTTTCGGCTTACCCTGGCCGCGCAATGCCATCGCCATTTCTTGCAGGTCAACCCAAGCACGCATTAGGGCGGCTTTGATATGAACGGGGGTTGAGTCGGCCGTGCCATCGCGGTAGGCAACGTCTTTCAGGTCCATGGCTTGAGTGAGTGCGGAGAGGCGATGGACGCCAGAGCGCGGGCCGGGCGGTCTGGATGGACGCAAGGCGGGCGGATCAGCTACGCATTCGGCAACGGCGCTCATTGGGCGGACGATACGCCAAGGGAGGGAGGGGCGTCAATGGCGAGGATAGCTGGGATGCTGGGGATGATCGGGATCACTGGCGCAGATTACGTCCACCGGCTTTTCCGCCTGTCGTCGCCAATAATAATGTTGGCATTGAACGCATGCCGCAAACGCCATGTGCGGGTTGTCAAATACAGAGGCTGGCGGGAGTGCGATTTCGTTGCCGTCGTTGAGGGCAACTTTTACAAAGTCGGCATGGACCTCCGTGACAGTGCCCTCGGCAAGACTGCTTGTGATTAGCCAGACCTTATCGCCGATTCTCATGGCAGCAATTGGGTTATGGTTCGTTTGCCGCGCACCGTCGTTTGCGTGGCATTGTCCATTGTAATGCGATAAGCGGGAACCTCATTCGACTCGTAAAGGTTGCCGTTAGCGTCTCGGTAAAGCCAAAAGCCGTCTTGCTTTTCGCCCGTCCAAGTGTCGCCGTTTTTTGCAGTAGCGTTCATGGTATAAAGGCCCAGCGTGACGGGCGTTAGCTGGCAGCGGCAGGCGGAACACCGTGCATTTTGGCGAGGATATTGCCCTCGGTTGAGCCGCTGGCAATGGTGCGAGCGAGACCTGCGGTCAAATCGCCTTTAATGGCTTCCCAGCCAGTTGTGCCAATGCGATTGACGGCTTTGTCCATGTAAAAGCCGAACAGCATGTTAGCGAGCTGGGCTTCGTGCTTGGCTTGGCGCAAGAGCTTGTGTGCGTTATTGCCGTTGGCCTGCCAGAGTGGAGTTGAGACGCCATAGGAATGCAGGCACTCGACTTGGACGACTGGATTGTTTTGGTGTTCTTCGGCGAGGCCGCAGCACTCGAAAGCGGAAGCGAGTTTGTCCGATCCTGCTTCGCTTGGCGAGACAACGGACAGGCAAACGTTGTAAGTCGGCTGGCTTTCATTGTCACGGCCGCAGGCTTCGTCCATGTTAAACAGTTCGAGCACAAGCCAGTAATCGAACTCGCCGTTATTGAGTTTGGGCGAAATCCACTTGGCGCCGTATTGGAGCCAGTTGACATCGCCAGTGAGGAATTTGAACCGTGTTTGCATACGAGTCCTAAAGAGCCGCGCAACTCTGGCGGTCGAACCCGTTGCCCGGTGCGGGCATTGGACGCGAGAGCGCGCGGCAAGGTGGTTTTGAGTTGCTGTGAGGTTCGACGTTCACAAGGCGAATATACACGGCCCATTACGCCTGTCAACTGTTGGCGTTGACAATTAGGTTAGGCGGCACGGCATGAGCACGCCAGTAGCGCGTTTGCCGCTGGCCAAGGTGCCAGCGAAGCGAACGGGTTCGGTGTCGGCAGTGAATTGGAAGGTAACGGCGGCTGTGGCGTCGCTGTGCCGGGCGAAGTAGTCGGCGATGATTCGCAGTTCGTAAGCTGACAAGGCGATTGTGAACACGGGCGGTTTTGTGGGAATAACAAGGTCCAGCCGGGGGTAATTGCCTTCGATGGCCTTGGCAACTACGCTGTTCTCGTTGTCTAAGTCATTGGTTGTCAGTCGCACCTTCGAGCCGTTGACGGCGGACAAGGCGACGTTCTCAATGATCGGCAATGTCTTTGACCGGGGAATGCCAGCCAGCGCCTTTTTATACGGCGCTGATGGGATAATCACGTCAGAAGCAGGCGTAAACGCACCTGACACTGGCGGGAAGTCCTCAGACCGCTCGACAGGCACGCGAATAAGCTGCCTGCCGTTGGTTGCTTCGACACAGCCAGCCGTCGCGTTGTAGTGGATACCTTGAATGACAAAGCGACTGGGATCATCTGACGCAAACGCGGTAATGTCATGCTCTTTGCTGAGGAGCACAACGGTTTGAGCGGTTGCTGGCGTGGATGTTGACGGGGCTTGGGTTTCGTTGGTTTGCATACGGTTTAGTGAGAGCCGCGCGACAGCCCGCGGTCAACCTGGACGTGTTGGGCGCGTCCAGACGCAGGAGCCGCGCGGCAAAGCGGGCGTTGTTGGTTGGTGCAGGTTGACGTTGCACGCGGGTAAGATACACGATACGGCGAGCGTGTCAAGTGCGTTGGTTGACGCTCAAAGTGGCGGACGGACACCGGTCGAGAAACGCGGTATAACGGCAACAGAAGCAGCGACCGCAACGGCATTTGCGGGCCAAGATGCGGTTTTCCATGTCGCGTTGGAATAGGCGATTATCGCGTCGATAGCGGTAGATGTCGGCGAAGCGGGCTTTTGGTGGGTGTTTCATTCGCCGTCCTCCACGATGCGAGCGACGGTGCGGAACAAGCCAAGGTCGGTTTTGGTGCCCCAGTCGGTTTGCCAGC